CCTACTCGGGCATCGACGAGGCGTTTCCCGCAGTCGACCCGAACTTTGTGCCATTCGGCAGCCGCGTGCTGGTGCAGATCCGCTCTGCCAAGCGCAAGACGGCCGGCGGCATCATCCTGACACAGGATGCTCGGGACACCGAGCAGTGGAACACGCAGGTGGCCAAGGTCATCGCCGTGGGCAGCCTCGCGTTCAAGAACCGCAACACACAGGAAGCGTGGCCCGAAGGTTCGTGGGCCGCGCCGGGTGACTTCGTTCGCACGCCAAAGTACGGCGGCGACAAGTGGACAGTTAAGCACGGTCCAAACAACGAAGATGAAGTGCTGTTCGTGCTTTTCAACGATCTCGACTTGCTCGGCGCCGTGCCGGGTGATCCGCTGACGGTGAAGGCGTTTGTTTAACGATCTAGCGACACCCGTCGCTATAAGGCTGAAAGGAGCCGGTCATGAGTGACACACCAGATACCGAAGACGAGTTCGAGATCATCGAGGGCACGCCGCCCGCCGAAACCCCGGTCGAGGCTGCAGACGACAGCGATGACGACGATGACGGCGATGATGAACGCCTCGCCGCCAGTCAGGACGACACCGACGACGAAGTCGAGAGCCAGAGCCGCAAGCGCCGCGTCAAGCGTCGCGAAATCCAGAAGCGCGCCAAGGAGAGCGCGCAACGCGAACTGGAGATGCTGCGCCACCAGAACGGCGAACTGGCTCGCCGCGTAGCCGCCATCGAGGGCAACACGCTGGCCAGCAACGTCAGCGCCATCGACCAGCGGTTCAATCAGGTGCAGCAGGAAGTGCGGCAGGCCGAGGGCATCATCGCCCGCGCCGTCGAGGCTGGCAACGGTGACGACGTGGCCACGGCCATGCGCCTGCGCGACGAGGCGCAGCGCGAGGCGGCAATGCTCTGGCAGCAGAAGCAGCAGGTCGAGCAGGCTCGCCAGCAGCACGCCAACCCGGGCGCAGATCCGCGCACGGTGAACTACGCCAAGGAGTGGCTGTCCGCCAATCCGTGGTACGACCCGTCGGGCCGCGACGAGGACAGCGCCGTCACCAAGGCGATCGACAACAGTCTCACGGCGGCCGGGTACGACCCGACGACGCGCGGCTATTGGGAAGAGCTGACGCGCCGCGTGGCGTCCCGTGTGGGCGGTTCTGCGGACGATGCGCCGGCTGCCGGCACACCGCGCCGCAAGGCCCCACCACAGGGTCAGACGCGCGAACATGCGCCAACTTCCACCCGTAAAGAAATCTACGTGACACCCGAACGTAAGCAGGCTATGATCGAGGCGGGCATATGGGACGACGTTTCACGTCGCAACCAAATGCTCAAGGCGTATCAGGCCTACGACAAAAACGGTTCGGCAAACTAAAGGAGTATGCCAACATGAATGATGATCGTATGGACGACCGCCTCAAGAAGGAACAGGGTGTCGCTCGACGCGCCCGCGCAATGGATGACCGGCAGGTCACCGAAAACCGCGCGGTAACCGACGATGAGCGTCTCGAGATGTTCCGCATGCAAATGCACAACGACGCACTGCCTGATTTGCCACCAATCCCCGGCTATCATGTGTGCTGGCTAACGACCACCAACCCGCGCGATCCCATCCAGCGGCGTACACAACTCGGATACGAGCCAGTGCGCCCCGAAGATGCTCCCGGGCTGGAGTTCGCGACACAAAAGACCGGCGAATGGGTCGGTTTCATTGCGGTCAACGAGATGCTCGCGTTTAAGCTGCCCGAGAGCCTGTATCAGGCTTTCATGAAGGAAGCTCACTACGACGCTCCGTTGCGCGAAGAAAACAAGCTCGCCGAAACCGCTGAGATTATGCGGGAACAGGCCGAGCGGTCGGGCAGTCGGCTCTCCGTGGGTGATGGTCTCGAGGACATGCGTTTCAACGCGCCGCAGTTGGGTGATTTCAGCTAAGGCGTTTCGCAACTCTCATCAAGGACTTAGGATATGCCAAGTATCGCATCGCCGAACGGCCTAGTCCCAGTGAACCATCCGTCGGGCGTCATCCGCCCGTTCGCGATGACCATTGTGACTGGCTACACGTCGAACATCTTCCAGAACCAGCCCGTCAAGATCGGCACCACGTCGACCTATGAGGGCACCATCGTAGTCGCCGCCGCCGGCGACGCTGAAGGTTTCATCGGCACCTTTCAGGGCGTCGAGTTCACCGACAGCGACGGCCGTCGCCGCGTCTCGAACAAGTGGACGGCCTCGGCCGCAGCCACTGACATCGTGGCGTACGTCACACTCGACAGCACGATCACCTACCAGATCCAGAGCAACGCTGCTCTGGTGGTCGCTGACATCGGCAAGCAGTATGACTACTCGGCAGCCGCCGGCAACACGACCACTGGCCTCTCGAGCCAGTCGCTGAACGTCGCTTCTGTCGTCACTGACAGCGGCACCGCACAGCTCCGCCTGATCGGCATCGTCGCCGGTCCCGACAACAATTGGGGTGACACCTATGTCAACGCTCTCGTGCAGATCGTTGAACATCAGAACGTCGCCGTCAAGAACGCTTACTAGGAGGGCTTGAACCATGGCTATGCCAATGCGGAGTACTGACTTCCGCTCCATCGTTGAGCCTATTCTTAATGAAGAGTTCAACGGCATCTATGACCAGCGTGCAGACGAATGGTCGCAAGTCTTCAAAGAGTTCAAGGGTATTCCCCGGAACTACCATGAAGAGCCAGTCCTGTACGGCTTCGGCGCCGCACCGGAACTGCCGGACGGCATGCCCGTCACCTACCAGTCGGGCGGCGTGCTGTTCATTCAGCGTTACGTCTACAAGGTCTACGGTCTCGCATTCGCGCTGACCAAGGTCCTCGTCGAAGATGGTGACCACATTCGCATCGGTCAGACCTACGCGCGTCACCTCGCGCAGTCGCTGATCGAAACCAAGGAAACCCTTGGCGCGAACGTCCTCAACCGCTCGTTCACCGCCGCCTATCCGGGTGGTGACGGCGTTGAGCTGGTGGCCACGAACCACCCAATCGCCAACGGCACCTTCTCGAACAAGCTCTCGACGGCCGCAAACCTGTCGCAGACCTCGCTTGAGCAGTTGCTGGTGCAGATCCGCAACGCCGTCGACAACAACGGCAAGCGCATCCGCTTGACGCCGAAGAAGTTGGTCGTTGGACCGAGCAACGTGTTTCAGGCCGAGGTTCTCCTCAAGTCTGTTCTGCGTGCCGGCACCGCGAACAATGATATTAATCCAGTCAAATCAATGGGTTTGCTGGATGGCGGTCAGGCTAACCTCTCGCGTATCACCTCGACCACCGCTTGGTGGGTACAGACTGATGCGCCCGAGGGTCTCAAGCTCGCGATGCGTCGCGGCCTCGAGAAGAGCATGGAAGGCGACTTCGAGACCGACAGCATGCGCTATAAGGCAACCGAACGCTACGCATTTGGTTGGACGGACCCGCGCGGCGTCTACGGCACACCCGGTATCTAATAAGTGTTTGAAATATAACATTTTTTAGGTTCTTGCAAAAGCCCCCTTCCGGTACTAGGTAACAAGCCTAGTCCGGAAGGGGATTTTTTGTGCGCAAACAACACGACACTTGCACTTACGAGAACTGCGGAAGGCCCCACAAAGCGCGGGGGTATTGCCAGACGCATTACACGCAGCTCAAGCGCAACATATTGCCCGTCGGCCCAATCAAAACCCGAGTAAGTGTCAAGCCCGATGAGTGCGTTGAAGACGGTTGCCACGATCCGGTGAAGGCCAAGGGTCTGTGTAAGATGCACTATCAGCGCACGTTGCGGCACGGGCACACGCGCTATACGGATCGGAAGAAGGCGCCCCGCGATTGCATGATCGGCAGTTGCGACAGCCACGTGTACGCCAGAGACCTGTGCCACGCGCATTACCTCAAGCAGCGAAAGTGGCAGTCATTTGGTGTGGACGCCGGTCGGTACCAAGAGATGTTGGCTGAACAGAATGGCGTGTGCGCCATTTGCTCGCAACCGGAAAAGCACTCTGATAGCCAATCTGGGAAGCTGAAAGACTTGGCCGTCGATCACGACCACAAGACGGGCGTTGTCCGCGCGCTTCTGTGCTCGGCCTGCAACACCGCGCTGGGCCTGTTCAACGACGACACGGCGCTTCTCGACGCCGCAAAAGCGTACCTTCAGCAGCATCTAGCCACCGCACCGCAGACGTGATAAAGCTGCCGTCGCTATAGCAGCACCTCTTCGCGAAGGAACACACAAATGTCTCAGACTACATGGAGCGGGCCACTTGCCTCCGGCGATCGCCCGGCTGGCTACTCGGGTGGCCCCAATCTCGGCTTCGTCGTACTCAGTCAGACGATGCTGATCAGCCGCGACGCCACGCTCGTGCAGAGCGCCACGGTCAACCTGCCGTACAACTCGCAGATCATCAACATCCTTTGCGATGTGCTGACGCAGTACGACAGCGCGACTTCGGCCACGGTGTCTGTCGGCACCACCGCCGGCGGCACGACCTACGCAAGCGGCGTCAACGCCAAGACCGGCGTACGCGTGACCCCGACCTTCACTGCGGCGCAGCTCGCAGCGATGGCCAGCACGGGTTCGACCGGCCCGGTTGTGGCGACCGTCACCTCTGTCGGGCAGCCTACTGTCGGTCAGGTGCGGGTCACCGTTACCTACGTCCAGACGGCATCGTCAACGGACTGATGACTATCCGCGCAAGCGGTGGTATACGAAGGGGGCCGGCTTAGCGGTCGGCCCCTAATTCTCAAGGACCTCATCCATGCGGCCTATTCAGAAGACACTGTCGTTTCAGGCGGCGAGCGCCACTGGGGTGACCACTGCGCAGACGCCAGTCAACGGCGTCAACCTGACCATCAACGGCACCTTTGCCTCCGGCGGTGTCGCGACATTCTACGGCGCGACCATCGTCGCCCTCACCAGCACGTCGAACCTGTCGACCGTGGTGTTCACCGTGAACGGCACCGACGCCTCGGGCGTCACGATTTACGAGAACGTGACCGGGCCGAACAACACGACCGTGAACACGACCAAGCTATTCCAGACTGTCACCTCCGTGGCTGTCGCCACCGTCACTGTCTTCACGACTGAGACGGTTTCCGTGGGCAACCCCAACAGCTCGTCCTATGGGACCGGAGCGTGGTGGCCCCTCGACATCTATGTGCCCAATCAGGTGACCAACATCTCCTGCAACGAGTTGGCCGGTGCCGTGACGTACTCGGTCGAGTACACGAACGAGGATCCGTTCGACACCACGATAACGCAGCTCGCCGTGGCACACCCCGTGGCCGCGTTGACCGGCGCCACAACCAGCCAGACGCATTTCACCACGACCCTCATGAGGGCCGTGCGAGTGGTCACCAGCGGCAGCGGCACTCTCCGCGTCACCGTTGTCCAGCAGTCCACCGCGTAAAGGCACCCACCGTGGCGAACTTTGAGGCGAAGCGAGCGAGAGACCGTCAGCAGATCGACGACGCCCTCGGCGTGTCGCAGCGCCTCAAGCCCCCCGGCCCGGTGCCCAACCAGCAGCAGCCGGCTGTGCGCGGTCAGGCTGGCCTCATGGCGCAGCAGATGCCCGCAGGTGCGCCGAACCCCGGCGCACCCTTCGGCGCGCCTCCCATGGGCGCCCAGCAGCCCATGGGAGGCCGCTTCGCAGGTATGCAGGCTGGCGTGCAGGGCCAAGCTGGCCCGGTCAGCCTCGGCGTGCAGGGTCAACTCGGACCCGGTGGCGGTTTTCAGGGTGTCAGCGGCGGCGCGGGCATGCCCGTAGCCGGTGGCAACGTCGGCGTGAACGCCGCCCTCGACAATGAGATGAAGCTGCGGATGCTTCAGGCGCGCTATCAGCGTGGCCCGGTGTCCGTGTCCGGCGGCTATGAACCCGGCGCTGGTTTCGGTGGCGAGATGCGCTACGAGGACGGCCCGGTGTCCGTGTCCGGCGGCTACGACCCGGCGCGCGGCGCCAACGTCAGCCTCGGCGTCCGCCGGCAGTTCAAGGAGGGTGGCCTCGCCACCGCCGGCGCGTGGACGCGCAAGGAGGGCCAGAACCCCGAGGGTGGCCTCAACGCGAAGGGCCGCGCGTCGCTGAAGGCGCAGGGGCAGGACATCAAGCCACCCGTCAGCGCCAAGCAGGCCAAGAAGTCGCCGAAAGCCGCCGCACGGCGCAGCTCGTTCTGCGCACGTATGGGTGGCATGGAGGGGCCGATGAAGGACGAGAAGGGCCGCCCGACGCGCAAGGCGCTGGCTCTGCGCAAGTGGGACTGCTGACATGAGTGACTTTGCCGTCAAGCCCATATGGGACAAGAAGCGCCCGAAAGACCTCGGCGAGCCGGAGAGCCTCTCCGTCAAGCGAAAAGCTGCAGCGAAACGTCGGGCGAAGGCTGCAGGTCGCCCATATCCAAATCTCGTCGACAACTTGGCTGCGGCCCGCAAGAAAGGTAAGTGACATGGACGGTTTCAAAAACACGACGCGCATGACGAACATGGACGGCGGCTCCTGCTACGCCAAGGGCGGCAGCGTCAAGGGCGCCGCCAAGGTCGGTAAAGTGATGGGCGAGTTCAAGGCCGGCAAGCTGCACAGCGGCAGCAAGAGCGGCCCGACGGTGACCAACCCGAAGCAGGCCACGGCCATCGCCATGAGCGAGGCCCGCAAGGCCGGCGCCCCGATGAAGAAGGCCGGCGGCGGCCGCGTCAACCGCATGCCACCCATCGGCGACAGCGTGGCCAGCGGCAACCGCATGTCCGAGATGGAAGCCAAAGAGATGCGCGAGATGATGCGCCGCGCCCCGGGCGCAGGTGCCATGTCCGAGCGCGAGATGCGTCAGGTGAAGAAGCGCGTGCCAGTGGCCCCGCGTCTGCCGCTGATCGGTGCCAGTGTGGACAGCGGCAACCGCATGTCGCTCATGGACGCCGCTGACCGTGCCGCCGTGCTGCGCACGACCCCGCGCGCCAAGGGCGGCGCGATGGCGAAGAAGGGCGGTGGCCTTGCCGCTATGCCAAAGGGTGGCAAGAGCTGCTGACCCGCGAGGGGGTCGAGGTTGCAGCCTCGGTCCCCGCGTGATACAAGACACCGGCCAGAGATGCCCGCCCCCGGTGGCAGGCTGCTGCTCTAACCACGCAGGCGGGATCTGATGGCATTCTCCTACACCGTATCGCAGACAGTCTTCAACACCGGGCGCGTTATCGATAACGCATTCCGGCGCTGCCGCATTCCGGCCGCGATGATCACTGCTGAGTACATCGACATCGCCAAGGATCAGCTATACCTGATCTTCGGCGAGCTGGCGAACCAAGGCACCCCCCTGTGGTGCATCGAGAAGCAGATTTACCCGCTGTACGACGGCATCGGCGACGTCACGACCGACACCGGCACGGTGGACATCCTGAACAGCAACCTGCGCTGGCTTCAAGAAGTCTCAGGTGCCAATTACGACGGCCCGACGTTCCGCTCGGTGGACTTCTCCAACGCCACCTTCGTGACGACCGTGGGCATCTTCTGGACGGCCGCGTCAGTGCCGATCTCGCTGCAACGCAGCGACGACAGCGTGACGTGGACCACCATCCAGACGGAGACGCCCAGCGCCGTCGCCGGGCAGTGGACGTGGTACGACCTCGACAGCAGCGTCGCGACGCAGTATTTTCGCGTGCTGGCCACCAGCGGCACGCTGAACTTCAGCCAGATTTACCTCGGCAACACGCCCACGGAAATCCCGCTCGCGCGCATCAACCGCGACGACTACACGAACCTGCCGAACAAGAGTTTCCAGTCCAACCGGCCGCTGCAATACTGGTTCGACCGTCAGGTCAACCAGCCGGTCATGCACCTGTGGCCGGTGCCGAACTTGCAGGCGTCGACGTATCAGATCGTCTTGTGGCGCCAGCGTTACATCATGGACGTCGGCACGATGACGCAGGAAGTCGAAATCCCGCAGCGTTGGTATGAGGCCATCGTCGCCCTGCTCGCGACCCGGCTGGCCCTTGAGGTTCTCGAGGTTGACCCGCAGCTCGTGCCGACGCTGAACGCGCTGGCCGACAAGGCGCTGATGATTGCGCAGATGGAAGAGCGCGACAACTCGCCGATGATGATCCAGCCGAACATCGGGCCGTACACGCGCTGATGCCAAATGAGGGCTTCCTCGACACGCGCGGCAAGCAGTGGCTGGCGATCGGCATCTGCGACCGCTGCAAGCGCAAGTTCCCGCTTGAGGAGTTGTGGTCTGACCGCAACAACCCGGGGCTGAAGGTGTGCGCCGGCGACCTTGATGACTTCGACCCGTGGCGCCTCCCGGCCAACGTCGAAGACAACATCGTCCTGCGCCACCCGCGCCCTGACGTGCCGTTGTCCTGATGGCGCTGTTCCTCAACACGCGCGGCAATAGCACGCTCGGCATCGGGATATGCTCCCGCTGCTCGATCAAGATGCCGTTGCATAAACTGAACCCGGATCCGAACTCTCCGGGCCTGCGCGTGTGCGACAAGGACATGGATCAGTTTGACCCGTATCGCCTCGGGCCTCCGCCGACGGACAACATCGTGCTGCCGTTCACGCGGCCAGATACTCCTATCCCAACCAACCCGTCTGGTGCTATATCGCAGGACGGCAACCTCTTCCTGATCACCGAGGACAGCGACGACTTCCTCACTTTTTCCGAGGGTAATGGCGCGTGAGCAATGTCCCCACAAACCTGATCCCCACGCGGATCACGCAGTTGCCAGAGTATGTCGGCACCAGCACGCTGGGCTACATGCCGTACGTCATCGACGGACGCACGTTCAAGGTGCAGTTCACCAACATTGCGGCCGTCGGCGCGGTGCCTTCCACGCGCGTCATTGCCACTGGCGACGGCCTCGAAGGTGGCGGCGACCTGAGCCAAGACCGCACGCTGTCGATCATCCCGCACGGCGTCGGCTACTCGCAACTGGACTTCACCGGCGCGATTGCCGGCACTTACGGCAGCGCGGACACGATCCCCGCCGTCACCATCGACGCCACGGGCCGCGTCTTGTCCATCGTCGACACGCCCGTCGTGCTGGCCAACTACGTGCCGACCAGCCGCACGGTGGCGGCCGGCGCCGGCCTCACTGGCGGCGGGCAACTCAACAACGACATCACGCTCGCACTCGACCCGTCGAATGCGACGCCACAACCCTTGGGTGCTGCCTCTGCCGGGATCGGTTTGCTGGCTGCGCGGGAAGATCACGTCCACCCGGCGGTGGACTTGACCGATACCACGGAAACCCAAGGCGTGCTCCCCTTGGGCCGTGGCGGCACCGGCGACGCTATCTCCCCCGTCGTCGGTGCCGTTATCTACGCCGACAACGACAGCCTGAACCAGACTGTCGCGGGCAACGCCGGGCAGTTGCTCACCTCGGCCGGCGGCGCAGGCGCACCGTTCTGGCAGACCCTCGTCGCGGGTTCCGGCATCGTCATTTCGCAGGGCAGCGGCACGATCACCATCGACGCCTCTGGCGGCGGCACGGGAACCGTGACCAGCGTCAGCGGCACCGGCACGGTCAACGGCATCTCGCTCACCGGCACTGTGACGACGAGCGGCAGCCTGACGCTCGGCGGCACGCTCTCTGGCGTTGACCTCACGACACAGGTCACGGGCACGCTGCCAGTCGCCAATGGCGGCACCGGCCAGACAACGTACACCGACGGGCAACTGCTGATCGGCAGCAGCACGGGCAACACGCTGGCCAAGGCGACGCTCACTGCCGGTTCGGGCATTACGATCACCAACGGCCCCGGCAGCATCACCATTGACGCCACCGGCGGCGGCACGGGCACCGTGACCAGCGTCGGCCTGTCGGGTGGCACCACGGGCCTCACGGCCACGTCCAGCACGACCAACCCCATCACCAGCAGCGGCACGTTCACGCTCGGCGGCACGCTGGCCATCGCCAACGGCGGCACCAATGGCTCGGCTGTCCCGACGGCGGGCGGCGTGGCTTACGGCACAGGCACAGCCTACGCGGTCAACGCCGCTGGGCCGGCTGGTTACGTCCTGACGTCGGGCGGCACGGCTCCGCCGGTGTGGACGCCCGTGGCGTCGCTGGCGGTCGGCACTGAGGCATACTGGGGTTCGTTCTGGGACACCACGACGCAGACAGCGGCCACGGCCAACACCGCGTACGCGCTCACGCTGAACAGCGCCGACGTAGAAAACAACGGCGTGACTATCGTCACTGGCTCGCGCGTCACGTTCATCCACGCGGGCGTCTACAGCCTGACATTTTCCGCGCAGCTTGCGAACACGGACAACTCAAACACCGCGCACATCGCAAATATCTGGATACGCAAGAACGGTGTGGATGTACCTGCATCGGACAGCAAATTCACGGTGCCGGGCAAGTTTGGAACTTTGCAGGGCGCGGTGATCGGCACCGTGAACTTCGTGCTGCCTCTCGCTGCAAGTGACTACATTGAGCTTATCTGGTCGACGAATGATACGTCACTGGCCGTGGCATCTTTCCCCGCAGGCACGACGCCCGTCAGCCCGGTTGTGCCGAGCATCATCTTCACTGCCGTGGCTGCGGCTCCGGTGGGCCTCGGCTATGCCGGCGTCGAGAGTTTAACTTCGCTGACGGTCGGCACCGGGTCGAGGACATTCACGGTCAACACGAACGCCACCGACACGGCCTTCATCGTCGGCAATCGCGTGCGGCTGGTCAACAGCTCCGTGAATTACATGGATGGCGTGATCACCGCGTACAGCGGCACGAGCATGACCGTCCTCGTCGATGGCACGGCGGGTTCCGGCACCTACACGGCGTGGTTCGTCACCCTCACGGGCAGTGTGGGCGGCGTGACGTCGTTCTCCGGCAACTCGACCGGCTTGACGCCATCGACGCCGACGGCGGGCGACATTGCCCTCGCCGGCACCCTCAACGTGGCCAACGGCGGCACCGGGCAAACCACGTACACCGACGGGCAACTGCTGATTGGCAACAGCACGGGCAACACGCTGGCCAAGGCCACGCTGTCGGCCGGCACGAACGTCAGCATCACCAACGGCGCCGGCGCGATCACGATCAACGCAACGGACCAGTTCGTGGGCACCGTCACGTCGGTCGGCGGCACCGGCACGGTCAACGGCATCACGCTGACCGGCACAGTGACCAGCAGCGGCTCGTTGACGCTCGGCGGTACACTCAGCGGCGTCTCGTTGACGACACAGGTGTCTGGCACCCTGCCCGTGGCCAACGGTGGCACAGGCGTCACGACATCGACGGGCACGGGTTCCGTTGTGCTGTCGAACACGCCAACCCTCGTCACGCCGATCCTCGGTGCAGCCACCGCAACCAGCATCGCGCTGCCAAATAGCATTTCGTTGACTAACCCATCTGCCGAAACCCTTCTCATAAACGCTGCTGCCGCGACGGCCACAATGCGGTTCCGAGTGGCTGGTGATGACAGAATTACGATCACCGCCGCAGGCGACGTTGGGATCGGGACGAGTGCGCCAGCGGGCAGACTGGAGGTGTCAGGGGGCGACCTTGGCCTTCGCGGCGGCAAACTCTTTATTGGCCCAACAGTTGGCGGCAACGGAGCCTGCGCAATTCGTGGTACGCTCAGTGGTGTGCTTGGGTCCATGATTTTTCAGACCGAGAACTCGTCTGCCGTTTTGACAGATGTAATGACCCTAGACAGCAGCGGTAACCTCGGGATCGGGACGAGTGCGCCAGCGTATCGGTTGGATGTTAAACCAGCCGCCTTTGCCGCTGGCACGGCGTTAGCCCCGGCGATAAACATTACGACCGCAAACAGCGCCGGTTCCGGCAATACGTCTCAGGGCGCGCTAACTTGGCAGACGCCGGGCGGCACCAGAGTTGCGTCGATCAACCCGTCCTTTGACGACCCAAGCGCCACGTTCCGCACGTCGATGGCTTTTTCTACAAGCGACTTGGGCGGAACCAACACCGAGCGTATGCGCATCACCAGCGACGGAAACGTCGGGATCAACAACACGCCATCAGGAACTTACAAACTAGAAGTCACAGGCGCGGCGTATGCCTCGTCAATGGTTCTCGGGGCTGCGCTGCCTGTCGCCAGCGGTGGCACAGGCGTTACGACATCCACCGGCACCGGCAGCACAGTGCTATCGACGGCCCCCGCACTGTCGGGCGCGACGCTGAACGATGGATACACGGAGGAGGTGTTTGCCGTCACAGGCACGACCCCTGCGCTGTCACCGACGAATGGCTCCATCCAGACTTGGACGCTCACCGCGTCATCGACGCCGACTGCTGGGACATGGGCCGACGGGCAGTCTATGACGCTCATGATTAACGATGGCACAGCGTACACCGTAACGTGGACATCGCTTGCGGTGACATGGAAAACAGACGGTGGGGTCGCGCCGACGCTGAACTTGACGGGCTTCACGGTCATCCAGCTTTGGAAAGTCGGTTCGGTGATCTACGGCGCTCGGGTGGGTAACGCCTGATGCTGGCTGATAAACTTCGCGCTGCGGCGGCGGTTCCGGCTGCGGGAGGTGGGCAAGAGTATATTGCTGTAGCGCACTCGACTTCACCATACATCACCACTTACCCATGGAGCGGCAGCGGCTTTGGCAGCAAGTTTGCCAATCCAGCAGCGTATCCGGGATTTACCGCAACGGGCGTTGCGTTTACAGCGACAGGTAGCGCCATTGCAGTTTCAGATATTTCAACGCCATACGTTATCGCCTACCCGTGGAGCGGCTCTGGCTTCGGAACCAAATTTGCCAATCCGGCGACGTTGCCGACCGGCGTTGGCCGTGGCGTAGCGTTTTCACCTTCAGGCGATGCAATAGCGGTGTCACACGACACTAGCCCGTGGATAACCGCCTACCCGTGGAGCGGCTCTGGCTTCGGAACCAAATTTGCCAATCCGGCGACGTTGCCGCCTAACGCATCAGGCGGTGGTGTAGCGTTCTCACCCTCTGGCAATGCTGTCGTTTCAACATCCGCTGGTCCGCCATACGTCTCTGCATACCCATGGAGCGGCAGTGGTTTTGGAACCAAATTTGCCAACCCGGCGACGTTGCCAACTGGCTCTGGCCGTGGCGTAGCGTTTTCACCTTCTGGCGCTGCAATTGCTGTGGTGCACTTTACGACACCATTTATCACTGCCTACCCGTGGAGCGGCAGTGGTTTTGGAACCAAATTTGCCAACCCAGCAACCTTGCTTACAGGCTATAGTAGCGGCGTGGCCTTCTCGCCTTCTGGCAATGCAATTGCTGCGGCGCACGGCACGACGCCATTCGTCTCGGCGTACCCGTGGTCAGGCAGCGGCTTTGGCACCAAGTTTGCTAATCCGGCGACGCTGCCGACCGACACCGGCAACGGCATAGCTTTTTCGCCTTCTGGCAATGCAATTGCAGTAGCACACACCACTACACCATTTATCACTGCCTACCCATGGAGCGGCAGCGGTTTCGGCACAAAGTTTGCCAATCCGGCGACGCTGCCAGCAGAAACAGGACGCGGCGTAGCTTTTGGAGCAACACCATGAACATCCTCGAAACTGAACGCCAGACCATGCTCGTCGATGCGGCTGCACACCGCGAGCGCGAGGTCATGCACCACCAAATCAACATCGACAATTACCGGCTGGCGCTGGCCGAGATTGCCAAGAACCACGCGAACGATGCTGACCTTGCGGAGTTTGCCGTGCGGCTTGAGGAGTTGCTGTCGTCCAGCATCCGCGAGCAGGCCAAGGAGCGCATCATGCTGACCGTCATGCGCCAGCAACTCGGAGGCTGACATGTTGTACGTCAAAGTAAACCCGGACGGCGGTGCGATTATGTACTCGCCCACCGACCTGCGCATCGCCAACCCAGACACCAGCTTCCCGGCGGTGTTGACGGACGAGTGTCTCGCTGAGTGGGATGTGTACCCGTGCCAAGCCACGACGCCGCCGCCTGTTGATTACACGCAGAACCTGACGATGGGCGAGCCGGTTCTCATCGACGGTGTTTGGACACAGACATGGATCGTGACCCCGGCCAGTCCTGACGAGATTGCCGAACGCGAGGCAGATATGCGCCAAGCAAACAAGGCGCAGGCGTCTACGCTCCTCACCGAGACGGACTACACCGATCTACCGAACACCGCCGACAAGATCGTCAATTTGGGAGCCATTCTGGCGTACCGTGAAGTGCTCCGCATTATCGCGATAAACCCACCGCTGACCGTCGAGCAGTGGCCCGTCAAACCTAAGACACAGTGGAGATCAGGCCAGTGACTAAGAAGACTGAGCGTCCCACTACCCGCATCGCGCAACCCGAGGGGATATAAGCATGACCATCGCGAACACATGGGCCGTCGTTCAGATGAACGCCTACCCGGAATACGCGGGCGAACCCGACGTCGTCTTCACGGTCCACTGGACCCTGACCGCCACTGACGGCACTTATGCGGGGTCGGTCTACGGTTCCATCGGCGTCTCGCTGGCCGAGGGCAGCGCGTTCACGCCTTACGCCGACCTCGCCGAGGAGCAGGTCGTCGGTTGGGTGCAGAACGCCATGGGCGAGGAGCAGGTCGCAACCTACGAGGCCAACGTGGCCGGGCAAATCGAGGGCCAGCTTAACCCTACCGTCGTCACGCCTCCTCTCCCTTGGGGTGTGTGATGATTGAGCAGCTTATCAGCCGGGTGTTCTACGCCCGCAATGTCGCGCACTTCGCGCACTGGCGCGCCAAGGGCGACGGCAGCTTCGCCAAGCACATGGCGCTGGGTGAGTTCTACGACGGCGTCATCGACGCGCTGGACCCCCTCGTCGAGGCGTATCAGGGTGCCTTCGATCTGATCGGCAACATCCCCTCGCCGGCGGCGCAGATCTCCGACCCCCTCAAGCTGCTTCAGGCCGACGCGGCGTGGATCGAGGAGAACCACGAGGGCATCTGCGGCGGCAATCGCGCCGTGGCCAACCTCATCGACACGCTGGCGGCTGTGTACCTGTCGGCGATCTACAAACTCCGCAACCTGAAATAACGGATACAGACATGGCCGAGATTGATGAGACGAAGGCGCGTCTGCAGACACACGAAGAGGTCTGCGCCCTGCGCTATGAGGGGCTGTGCGCCCGGCTGAAGCGGCTGGAGGCCGTCAGTCTGGGCGTCGCGGGTTTCATCATCGCCTTACTGCTGGCCATTGTCCTGAAGCTGAACTGATGGCCAACCAGAACACCGATCTCACGGCCGTCGACGCCGAGCGGATCGCTGTGTGGGAGGCGTGTGGCCGCAACCAGACCGTTGCCGCCAACAAACTTGGCTGCTCTCGCGACGCCATCGTGAAAGCCATTCGCCGCACCTTTGGGCCGGAGGGCGCGCCTGCCAATTTCGCGCACCAAGAGACGGTGGTGGAGCCTCTGCCGCCATCCGACTTGCCATTCGACGAGCGGCTGGCGACCATGAAGGTGCGCAACAATCTGCGCATCAATCACGCCCGCGCGGCGGCTTGGCAGACTGTGCGAGTGCCGATCTCCGGGCCATACGGCATCTGCTGGTTTGGCGACCCGCACCTTGACGACCCGTTCTGCGACCTCGACAGCGTCGAGCGCCACGCGCGCATCTGCGCCAACACCGAGGGCATGTACGGCGCGAATGGCGGCGACAGCATCAACAACTGGGTCGGCAAACTGGAGCGGCTGTATGGCGAACAGTCGGCCACGGTGTCCGAGGGCTGGGAACTTGTCGAGTGGCTGCTGAAAGATCTCGGCGTCCGGTGGCTGATCTGGCTGCTTGGCAACCACGACACGTGGAACACAGGCAAGCGCATCTTTGACGGGCTGAACGCCAACCGCATCCTCATGCGCGACTGGGACGCAAAACTCAAACTGGTGTCGCCAGACGGTGCGGATGCTACGGTATGGGCGCGTCACAACTTCAAGGGTTCGTCAATCTACAACGAGTTGCACGGCCTCAAGCGCGCGGCCATGATGGATGAACACGCCGACATCTACGCGGCGTTCCACATCCACACGTTCGCCACCGGCAACATCGAGTTGCCCGGCGGGCGTCGGGCTTGTCTGGTGCGGGCGCGCGGCTACAAGGACGCCGACGATTACGCCCTCAAGGGGCAGTTTACAGAACAACGTGATGGGCAGTCTGTCGTGACAATCGTGACACCTCGCGCCGGCCAGCGTCCGCTGGTGCAGGCGTTTGACAACGTCGAGATGGCGGCTGACTTCCTCACGTTCCTCCGGCAAAAGGAATAGCGCATGGCCACCCTTACACCCCGTCTCGGAGAACCGCTCTGGCTGACCCACGCGCGCAGCCTTGAGGGGTTGCGGGAGGTTCCCGGCCCGAAACACAATCCCCGCATCTTGCAGTGGCTGGCCAAGCTCGGCGCGTGGTGGAGCGACGACGAGACGCCGTGGTGTGGCACCTTCGTCGCGCACTGCGTGGACGCGGTGGGCATAAAGCCCGCCAAGGCTTGGTTCCGCGCCAAGGCGTGGCACGATTGGGGCCAGCGGGTGCCGCCTCAAGTCGGCGCGATAGTCGTCTTCGCGAGGGCTGGCGGCGGTCACGTTGGCTTCATTGTCGGCGAGACGGCCACACACTACGCGGTGCTGGGCGGCAATCAGGGCAACATGGTCAACGTCACCAACATCCAGAAGAACCGCATGATCGCGTGCCGCTGGCCTTCCGGCCAGCCGTTTGCCGCCACGCCGCGCCTGCCGAAGGTGGCGGCGGTCGCGGGCAACGGGAATGAGGCGTGATGCTCACCCGCCTCATGCGGGCGCAGGAGATCGCCCTGTGCCTGATCCGCAAGTGGTGGCGCCCGCTGACGTGCGTCGGCATCGCCGGCTCGATGATCGTCCACGGCGTCGTGCTGCCGCTCATGACGCGCGCACACCCCGACTTGACTGGCCTTGCGGCACTGGTCACCGCCTGCGCGGCGGCATTTGCCGTCCGTGAGTGGGGCAAGATGAAAGGTATCGAATGAACCCGCTGGCCGTCTATGTTTTGGCTGCCGCCGCGCTGGCCAGCTTTGCCGCTGGCTGGACTGCGCGCGACTGGAAGTCCGACGCGGACGCCCTCGCGGTGGCGCAGCGGGCGGAGAAGGTGCTACAGCGCGAGCAAGCCAAGGCAGACAGCATGGCGGAGGAGTACGAGCGGGCGCGGGCCAAGATTGAGCCGTCGCGCGTCGAGGTGCGAAGCAACATCCGGGAGATTTACCGCAATGTCGAAGTTCCTGCTGAGTGCGCTGCTGGTGACGCTGTTGTCGGCTTGCTCGACGCGACCCGTCGCGACGCCAACAGTGCGGCTTCAGGCCAACCTCGCGGCGAATTGCCCGCCGGTGCCGGCACCCCCAAGCCCGCTGATCGACCCGCTCCGCGTCGAGTGGGAGGCTGAGATACTGCTGATGTACGGCGACTGCGCCGCGCGGCACCGGCTGACGGTGGAAGCGTGGCCGGAGACTGGTAAACTGCCTCAAAAGTGATATAAGGTGCGCCATGGCCACGACGATGACATTCGAGACGCTGAAGGATGATGTCCGACGCTACCTTGAGCGCGGCTCATCGTACGCGGCTGACGCCGTCGTATACGAGCAAATCCCCCGGCTGATCAACCTCGCCGAGCGCCGCATTGCGCGCGAGCTAAAGGTGCAGGGTTTCATCGCCGTCGTGTCCGACACGCTGACGGTCGGCCAGTCCGTGTACGCCAAGCCAGACCGCTGGCGCGACACCATATCGATCAACATCGGCACCGGCGCGTCGCTGGCCAACCGCACCATTCTGTTCGGCCGCGACTACGAGTATTGCCGCACGTACTGGCCGAACGAGAGCCAGACGGACACGCCGCGCTTCTACGCCGACTACAATTACGACAACTGGCTGCTGGCGCCCACGCCGGCGCAGGCGAACCCCATCGAGATCATGTATTACGAGTTGCCGCCACTGCTCGACGACACCATCCAGACAAACTGGCTGACGGAGTATGCGCCGCAGCTTATCCTGTACGGCACCCTGCTTGAGGCCACGCCGTTCCTGAAGAATGACGAGCGCATCGGCACGTGGCAGCAGTTCTACGACCGCGCTGCCGCGATGCTCAACGGTGAAGATTTGGCGAAAATCTTCGACCGCGCAGCAGTGCGCAAGGAGGCATAAGTGAGCTACACATCCGTTTTCGGTGGCACTACGATTTTTCCCTCGGACGTGTCCTACCTCTCGATCGCGCTCACGGTCGACACGCCCCTCGAGTGGCCGCTGGAGAGTTCCGGCAACCTCGACCCGGCGGCGCGCATCATCGACGTGACACCGGACGCCAGCGGCCGCAGCATCGTGATGCCGGACGCCACGCTCACGGGCGCCGGGCAGACAATCCTGTTCAACAACATCGACGCCACCTTCAGCTTCTTCGTCAAAGATTTCGCCGGCAACACCCTCGCCACCGTGACACCCGGGACGCAGTGGCAGGTCTACCTTGCCGCCACCACGACAGCCGCCGGCACTTGG